AGAACATCCAGATTGAACTTGACACCTGGAAAGAGGTTAAGTACGCCCTTACCGACAAGGAGCTTACCTACACGAAGGATCAGATTATTGATGCTCATATCAGCCCCGCAGCGTATGCGCTGGCTGATGCTATCGACCAGAGCCTTTGCAAGCTCTACAAGAAGATCCCTTGGACGAGCGCCATCACTGCCACTCCTGCGGTAACTGACATTACCAACGCTCGGAAAGTGCTCTTCAACAACAAGGTTCCCATGGACAACCGACTCCACTTGATGGTTGACGGTGCCGTGGAAGCCGGGCTTCTCGGGCTCTCTGCTTTTGCCACTTCCAGCGGCTCCGGGAGTGCCGGCGAAGAAGCGCAGCTCCGGGGAACTCTCGGGACTCGCTACGGCTTTGAGATCTTCGCAAACCAGAACGTGCAGGAGCACACCTCCGGGACTATGGCAGACACTGCCGGGGCGCTGAATGCCGACGCAGACAAGGGCGCTACCTCCATCGTCGTGAAGAGCCTTACCGATGCGCAGACTATCAAGACCGGGGACATCATCAAGATCACCGGCGACGATCAGCAGTATGTAGTCACCGCAGATTACACTGTTTCCAGCGCCACCACCATGGCTATTTATCCAGCTCTCAAGGCTGCGGCCTCCGAAGATGCGGTAGTAACCGTGGTTCTTCCCTCCGGCTCCGGGCTGGCAAAGAATCAGTGCCTTGCCTACCATGAGCACGCCTTCGCTCTGGCCATGGCTCCTCTGAGCACCTACGGAGATGGTCTCGGGGCACAGATGGCAACTGCCACAGATCCCGTTACCGGGCTTACCCTCCGTGCCCGTCGCTGGTACGAGGGCGATACCAGCACCGTGAAGATCGGCCTTGACGCTCTCTGGGGCGTAAAGTGTCTGAATCCGAACCTCGCAGTTCGCTGCATCCAGGCGGCGGGTTAGACATGAACTGGGGAGTCCTTCGGGGCTCCCCTTTTTTCTGCATGAAAGCGAGGTGAGGACATGAAGTACAACGTACCTTTTCGGGGAGCATTGACGGCCCCGATCCCGATTAGCGGGCGACACATGGGGGTGCTTATCCCCTCCACATGGGAGACCGCAAGCCTGACATTCCAGGTCTCCAACGACGGGGTGACGTACGCAAACCTGTACGACAGCGAGGGGGCGGAAGTGACGCTCGCCGCCGCAGCAGGAAAAGCGAACACTCTTGACTCCGTGGGGGAGGCCCTTTTCCCCTTTGGGCTCATGAAAGTGAGATCCGGAACCGCCGCATCTCCTGTGGTGCAGGGCGTAACAGCAGCAAGCAGGGTGTTCACCTTCGGGGAGAGCAAGACGCTTACCATCACCAGCGGATTGAAGGGGCAGATAGGCGAAGAGCTTGTTTTCGCCTTCGAAACGGCCCCGGATGACACGCTGGCGGCCTCCGTGAGCGGAACCACCGTAACCTTTGCTCTCGCGGGTGATACGTCCTCCAAGAATAGCGCATCCGCAATTCAAACGCTCTTGAGAGCCCAGACGGTAAGTGACATTGACGTTTCATCCGCCACGGTAGCGGAAAGTTCCGGATATGCCGCCGCACGCCCCACGGCTACAAAAGCAGTGCAGGTTTACTCATTTTCCAACGAGGCAGAAGAGGACTTGGGGAGCCTGACGGTAACAGCCGGGCGAGGCGGCGACGCTGGAAATTTTGTGGCAGATATCTCTTGGGGTGTGAATGACTCTGACGAGCTGAGCGTGGCTTATGCGGATGGAGCCGTAGTCATCCTCTTGGCGAACGCTACGGACTCTAACAACGCAGCGGCGGCTATCCAGGCGGCATTACGGGCCTTGGAAGGCACCGATTACGGGGAAGCCCTTTCCCTAGCGACGGTGGCAGGGGATGCAACGTGGGACACTTCGCCCTCCATTACGGCTGACGTTGTGGGGCGTGTGGTGGCGGGGTCTACCACAGGCGCAGATATCGACGTTCCCGTAGCGGCGGCGCTACAGGGGAGCGCAAGTACAAGCATAGAGGTGGTGTTTAGGAATGCCTGACATGCTGAAAGTTAAGTTCAAAGGTGGATGGGCTCTCCTCAGTAAGAAGGATTTTGACGCTGGAGGATGGGAGCTTTACGAGGACGTGCCTGCTTCTCCGAAGATTGAAGAGGCTCCAGAAGATCCCCAGGAAGAAATGACCAAAAGCGAAGTCATGGCAGCCCTTGACGCTCTCGGAGTGCAGTACAACCCGAGAGATAAAAAGGCCGTCCTGATGGATCTCTACGAGGCCAGCCATGGCGCTCACGCTGAAAACTGACGCTTATATCTCTCTGGCAGACTGCGACCAGTACCACGAGTCCTACGGTAATTCAGACTGGCCCGAGACTCCCGCAGAAGGGGTTGACGGCAGAGACGCAATCATAACGGCGAAGGAGGCGGCTATCCGAAAGGGGAGCCGCTTTCTTGATGCCAATTATGCCGGGCGATGGCGGGGAAAGAAGGCCGCAAGCTCCCAGAAGATGGCATGGCCCCGAAAGGCCGTGTACGACGACGACGGGTATCTGTTCGACAGTGCGGCTATCCCTGATTGTGTGGCTGACGCTGCGGCTGAAGCGGCTCTCCGGGCGTACTCCGGGGATCTCCTGCCGGATCTTGAGCGAGGCGGGAAAGTGGCCTCCGAAGCCGTGGGAGATTTGAGCGTGTCGTATTTCGAAGGAGCTTCGGGAGCGACGGAATACCCGCTGATTGATGGGCTTTTGTCGGACGTGATTGTTTCTCGGGGAGAGCTTGCGAGGGGGTAGTAACCCATGGCGCACTTTAACTACACGAAATCAAAAGGAACTGCTCGGGGGCTGCTCCAGAAGTTCGGGCAGTCCATGACGCTCCGCAGAACGGCCACCACGGGGAGCGATCCGTGGAACCCGGGAAGCGTGGCGACAACGGACTACGACACCATAGGGGCCTCCATGAGCTATGCGTTACGGCACGTGGACGGCTCCATGGTGCAGCGGAATGACAAGCGAATACTGCTCTACTCCGAAGAGGCCCCGGCCCTTACGGACACACTCGTTTTCGGAGGCGTGACGCACACCATCATCAACGTGCAGCCGCTCTCTCCGGGTGGGGTAACGGTCTATTACGAAGTTCAGGCGAGAGCGTAATGGAGCCCGACGACTTCAAGCGAAAGATGCTGGAGATAGGGAACAAGGATATCCCGGAGCTTGTGGTGCTGGTGCAGAAGAAGCTTGTTTTTGAAGCGTTAAGAAAAATCATACTCAAGAGCCCCGTGGATACCGGGTTGTTCCGGGCGAACTGGCAAATAGGCGTTGAAGTTCCCAGTAGAGACACGTCCGAAGGCACAGCAAACGACGCTGAGCGGCGGGCGAACGCTCTCCTTGCCTCTCTCCGTCCATATCAAACCGTCTGGCTCTCTAACAACCTTGCCTATGCTGAGGGGCTGGAACACGGGAATTCAAAACAGGCCCCGCTGGGAGTTGTGGCGGTCACAGTCCAGGAGATAGAAGAATGGATAAAGCGACAGAATTTCAAACTTTAGCGAGTGCCTTCTCTCTCGCCTGGCAGAAGAACGTGGCGGAGGAGGGCGAGGACGAAGACTTGCAACCCATAACCCCCATAGCATGGCCGAACGTGGATTATGCCCCCACCGTGGGAGTCCCCTGGGTACGGTTTAACGCCATTCCGGGGGAGTCCGGACGGGCGGCGCTCGGGAAAGACTTCGTGCGGCACGTGGGGGTAATCATGATTCAGATATTTACACCGCTTGGCTCGGGGGAAATGGCGGCCCGAGATCTTGCGGACGAGGTTACAGACATTTACCGGGGAGCGTCGCTCTCCGGTTTTCGTTTTGGGGAACCCTCCATTTCCCGGACAGGCCCTGACGGTGAGGGTTGGTTTATGACAACCGCAACAATCCCATATCAAAGAGATGAGGTGGTGACATAGTGAGCACCTTCGCAGATACAAGTTCCGTTCAGCTTGCATATATCGCTGAATCGGAATGGGGGACAACCCCGACCACGCCTGTGTTTTCCATGGCACGAGTTACCAGCGAGACCTTGGACGGGCAGATTAACACGGTAGTTTCCCAAGAATTAGCAGCAGATAGAAACGTGCGTGATGTGGTGCCCGTCTCCGGCTCGGCTGGAGGCGGGTTTGCTTTTGAGTTGTCCTATGGAACCTTCGATGCGCTCATGGAAGCGGTGCTTTCCGGCACGTGGAGCGTTGGCGACGAGTTGGTAAACGGCGTTGCGGAAAAGAGTTTCACGCTGGAAAAAAAGCTCATGGCGGGGGAGTACATCCGCTACACGGGGATGCGTCCGAACACCATGAACCTCTCCATGACGGCGGAGCAGTTGATTACCGGGAATTTTGACTTTGTGGGGAAGGGATCTGCACGAGCCACGGCTCTTATTTCCGGGGCAACCTATGGAGATCCCACCACGGCAGACGTTATGAGCGCTTCGGACGATTTCGCAAGCCTCTCTATCACGGGCGTTTCCGGCGACGCTCCGAGCATCCGGAGCCTGACTCTGGACATCACGAATAACCTTCGGCCTATTGCCGTAGCGGGCTCTCGTGAGGCCGCCGGGGTAGGTAAGGGCCGCTTCGAAGTTACAGGCTCCATTGAGGCATATTTCAGCTCTGGAGCGCTGTATAACGCCTTCGTGAACAACACCGCTCTGGCGTTGTCCTTCAACCTCGGGAGCACGAGCACCAAGATTTACACCGTCTCGCTCCCCAAAGTGAAGTTGGAGAGTGCCACCATCACGGCGGGCGGTCTGGATCAGGATCTAATGACCTCCCTAACATGGCGTGGGCTCTACGATGACACGCTTGAAGGAACCATGAAGATTACCAGAGGGGTGACTATCTAGTGGATCTCCGCAAGGCTTTTGGAACGAATCACGAACTGGAGCAGAAAGGCGTATGGATCGCTTACGACGATTCCTGCGCCTTTTTGATTGGGCGTATCGGCGGGAGCAACGACACGTTTTCCCGAAGGGTAAACGCTCTCCTGAAGCCTCACCGCCACCAGGTACAGGCCGACACATTGCCGCCAGAGAAGTACCAGAGCATCGCCATGGCTGCCTTTGTGGAAACGGTGCTTCTCGACTGGAAGGGCGTGGAGCTGGATGGAGAGGAGCTTCCCTTCACCAAGGAGAACGCCTTAAAGCTCTTCCGGGAGCTGCCTGACCTGTTCAACGACCTGTTCAATCAGGCGAAGAGCACGGCGAATTTCCGGGCGGTTGAGCTGGAGGAGGACACAAAAAACTGACCGAGTGCCTTCGGTGGGAAATGGTGTGGGGCGAGAAGGAAGAGTTTCTGCGCACCATCAAACCAACCCCGAAGGCACTCTTAACCAAGCCGGAATTGTGGCCTTGGAATGAATGGGCGTGGGAGGCATTTATGGTTCTCTGCGGATCTCGGCCCGTCGGAATGGGGCCGGGGATGATCCCGCTTTCAGAGATTGAAGCCTACGGGCGAATACATGGACTTCCCCAAGACGAGGTTAAAGACCTCGTCTTTTTTGTGCAAGCCATGGATAGAACCTTCCTTGAGGAGAAAGGAGACAAACCGAAATGAGCGTGCACTCACTAGACCTGCGAATCAACGCCTCCGGGGCACAGTCCGGCGCTCGGGTTATCCAGCGCAGCATGAGCGATATCGGGCGGGCTACGGATGCGGTGAAGAACAAGCTCTTCAACCTGAAAACCTTTCTCCTCACGGCGGCTACCGGGTGGGGAATCAAGAAATTAGCCTCCTCCTTCATTGACGTAGCGGCCCAGATGGAGCAGTTTCACCTCACCTTGAGCACCGTTATTAAGGATGCGGCGGCCACTGAGAAAGCTTTCTCGTGGGTGCGAGAGTTCGCCAGGACAACCCCATTCAACACGGATGAAGTGATCGAAGCGTATACGCTCCTCAAGTCCGTTGGTATGGAGACGGTGGGGAGTCTGGAAGAGATTATCGGGATTGTTGGCGACACCGGAATGGTCTTCGGGCGCAGTATCACCGACGTGGCGAGCGCTCTTATCGGCATGAACTCCATGACGCTCCGGCGGTTCGGCATCGAGGTTGACAGGGAAAGCAAACGGTGGACGGCGAAGCTCGGGGCAAACGTCATTGAGACGGAAGCTGACATAAACAGCCTCCGGAAAGCGGTTCTCGAACTCATGGAGGGCGCTTTCGCCGGAGGCATGGAAAAGGCCACGAACACGTGGACGGGAGCCATGCGCACCATCGGCTCTCTCTGGTACGAGTTCAAAGCTGATCTCATGGGGGCCGCCGGGAGCGGAGGGCCTTTCGACGCTATCAAAGGCGCTGTCATTGAAGTTAAGGACGAGTGGACGAAATGGACGGAATCGGAGGATTACAAGATTTTTCTTGCGGATGCGCAGGATAGAGTTTTAGGGCTTTTCGTTTCAGCTCTCGACGGTTTTTCGAGTGTCATGGGGGCGCTTTCAACGCTGTACAACTTCGTGAACCAGCTCCCCACGACCTCCGGGATGGGCGTCTTGGGCTGGTACCTCTTCGGGGCGAAGGGGGCTCTTGTTGGGGCCGGGCTCGGGGCGCTCCTCGACGTAGTGAAGCAGATTGACGAGTCCCTGGGGCCGAACTCTACGCCAAAAACAATTTCTATCGGTGGATCTGCTTTTGACATTGCCGGATACGACGACGGGTTCAAAGGTGTAGACGATTCAACGAAAAAATCTCTTGGGCTTGACCCAAACTTTTTTGATGGGACTCGGGAGTCCATAGAAAAGCTCTCCGAATCCATCAAGAGGCAGCGGGAAATCCTCAAAGAAGAAAAAGATCAGTGGCTCGGCGCAGACGTGCCGGGCTCTTCCGGAGATCCCGCAGCCGCAGCAAAAGCCGTAGCCCAAGCCTCCGCAGACTCAAAGAAATCCGCAGAGGAAGAGGCAAAAGCACGCATTGAGGCGGCGAAGATGGTAGGGGCAGAGACCGCCGCATACGTTGACCGACTTCAGAAAGCCAAGGATGACGCTCTGGAGATGCAGCGAACCGTAGCGCAGGGCGTTGCGAACTTCTGGGGGGATATGGCTTGGGAGAATCAAGCCGGGCTCCTCGGGGATGAACAGTATTTCGAGATGCTGACAAAGGACATGTCCGGGCTCGTCCAGCTTTCCGACACGTGGAAAACCCGGTACATGGAGATCCAGAACATAGCCCAGAACATGGGAATGACCCTTGCGGAACAGTTCCAGAGTGGCGCTATCTCCTCTTCGGAGTTTGAGCAGTCCATAGAATCCATCAAGCAGAAATTGCAAGAGCTTGGTGTAGCTGTGCCTGACAACCTGGGGAGAGTAGGGAGCCAGTTCGACGATCTTGCAACAAAGGCCGACATGTGGACGAAGAGCCTCACCGACGGCATAGCCTCGGCCATTGTGCAGGGGAACAGCCTGACGGACGTGCTCCAGAACATAGGCAAGCAGATCCTTCAGTGGGGGCTATCCAAGATCCTCGGGGGATTTTTTGGTTTCGGATTCCATAGCGGCGGTGTTGTCGGTGTTGACGCTCCAACCTTTACCCGCAAGATTCCCCGCTATCACTCCGGAGGAATCATTGGCAAGGACGAAGTTCCTGCAATCCTCCAAAAAGGCGAAATGGTGCTCACCAAAGGACAGCAAAAGGTGCTCGGTGAGTCTGGCAAGGGCGATACATACGTGACCATGAACATCTCTGCTGTGGACGCTCCGAGCTTTATGAAGCTCATGGAACAGAACCGCGCCGGAGTGGAAAGCATCGTCACGCGCTCGATTCAGCGTAGCGGCTCCGTTCGTAAGGCCGTCCGGGGAGGGATCGCGTAATGGCTCTCCAAACATTCACGTGGACGACATTTTACACACCAAAGGTAAAGTATGGGCATTACGTCATTTCGACAGAAATGGAAAGCGGGACAAAACAGAAGAAATACAAGCGCCGAAAGCCTACGGTTTGGACACTCACATTCCAATGCCTCTACTCTGAAATGGCCGCAATAGCGGCTTTTTTTAATGCCCGGAAGGGGTCGTTCGAGGCGTTTTATTGGACAGACCCATATTCGGAGACGACAAAAACCGTGAGGTTCAAAAACGACGATCTCGATATTGAGAGTGAATGGAAAATCAATGGAATATTCGAAGTCGAACTTGAGGAGGTGCTCTGATGAGTCGGGGAACCTCCTCTTTTAATTCAGAGGCTTCAAAGCTCGAAGTCTCCCCCGTGCTCCTTGTAAAGGTTATTGGAATCCCCATGTGGAACGATCCTTCCACTACGGAGAGCCTGTACCTGACGGATGCCCAGACAGCGCAGACATTCCAAGGACAGGCATATACCCCGTGCGCTCTGACATACGACGAGGTGACGGTTTCGACCTCCAACGAAATCGACCAATGCAAGCTTAGGATCGATAACGTTTCCAACGATTTCACGTCTCTCGCGAAAGACTATGACATCAACTCAACGCAACGAGTGGTGGTTCTCCGAGGATTCCTGGAAACGCTTTCCTCTTCCGATGGTGCGCAAACGCTCTTTGAAGGTCACATAGAGAGCTGCGTTATTGGGGAATACCATTTCGAAGCCCTTGTTCAGGCGGATTTCTCCCTTCGAGTGCGGGTTCCTAGGCGGTTGTACTGGCCTGCGGAATTTCCGCATCTCCCGAGTTCCAAAGATCCAAGGTACCTTTCGTTGAAATGAACAGGCTCGTGGGCATCCCATGGCTTCCAGGTGGACGTTCCTTGAATGGAGCAGACTGTCTCGGACTGGCAATTCTGGCGCAAGAAATTCTTTTCGAGCGCATTGTTCCGGATATTTGGGATTTCGAGCCGGAGAAGATTTTCCTGGAATCAGAACGCATTCGCGAGGAAATAACCAAGGTCATGATCCCTGTATCCGATTATGCGCCGGGTAACGTAATCCTTTTTGAATTCGAAGCGGGGCTCCACCTTGGCACGGTGGTGGCCCCGCAATTGTTTTTGCACATCTACGAAGGGCAGAAAAGCAGGGTGTCGCGCCTTACTCCTGCTTACAAATCCAGGATAAAGGGGGTGTTCGGATGGGCGTAGGGGCGTTAGTAGGGGCCGTTTTCGGTTTCGCCACGGGAGGATTTACCCTCTGGGGAACCACGTTTAACGTGTTCCAGGCCATGATGATGGGGGCCTCCATCGGCTCCCTTTTTGATCAGCAAAGCCTTGATTTCGGTTCGTCCAGCCCGAACTACTCTTTTGGCCCCGTCACGAATTCCAAAAGCCAGCTTCTCCCGGTCCCGATCTGTTACGGAAAGGTTCGAGTCGCGGGAAATATCTTCTTGCAGAATTTCTACAGCGACAAAATGGAGAAGCAGGACATGTTTGTCGGTTTGTCGGAAGGGCCGATTAACCGTGTAGTTTCGATCTACGTCGACGATCAGGTGCTTTACGGCGACGGGAGCGATACGTACACCTACTGGACGCTTGTTTCCGGGTCGTGGGTTGAGGTTTCGTACTCGGAATACCAGGAGTTTGATGGCACGAAGGAAATTTGCGATAGCAACGACAACCCGGTAACCTTCGACCTCAACGAGTGCGCGTACACAATTCACCTCGGGGAACTGACGCAACCCAAAGATGACCGGGAAACTGGCGAATACGCATATCCAGGGACGGCCTATGTCGCTCTGACGCTCAAGGCTCAGGACGGGCTTTCCGGAAATCCTACGGTAACGACTGTTTTTGAAGGTCGGAAGGTTTGGACTCCCTCTGGCGTGCGATTCACGCGCAATCCGGCGTGGATCGTCTACGACCTTTTGACGAGCACTCGGTACGGCGTGGGCCTTTCGCCAGACGTGATCGATCTGGATTCTTTCGAAGATGTCGCGGTGTATTGCGATGCGCTTGTAGACGGAACCCCTAGGTTTACGCTGGATTACATCATCGACCAGCAGCGCCCCGTTATCGACATTTTGCAAGACATGCTTTCGTGCTTCCAGGGATACATCGTTTCCCGCGACAAAATAAGCCTTCGGGTAGACCAGCCTGTGTCCTCTCCGTACAAGGCTCTCGATGAAGACAATATCGTCAAAGGCTCTTTTTCTTGGTGGCAGAAAGCGGCATCCGAGACGTTGAATCGCGTGGTGGTGGAATGGATCGACCCGGAAAATCACTACGAGCGCACGAGCACGGCCTTTGAAAATCAAGCGGATATCGCAGCGCGTGGAATTATCGAACAGCAATATTCCCTCCTCGGCGTGACCGATGCGGCGATAGTTTCGCGCATAGGCGGGTATCTTTTGGAGACGGCGCAAACCATACGGAATTATTGTTCCTTTCAGGTGTCCATCCAAGATGCTGACGTCGAGGCTGGTGACGTTATATCCATCACCTACCCAAGCTTTACCGGGTGGAGTGAGAAATGGTTCCGGGTGCTGTCCGTATCCGATGCGCCGGATGACAACATAACTCTGTCCTGCGTGGAGTATAAGGCGGGGCCGTATTCGGCAACGGGCGGCAGCATCGTAACGCCGACGCCAGATACTCCAACGCCTGGAATCGACAATTACTCCGCATTGATTTTGACCGACATCGGAACACAAAATGCAGACGGAACGTATGTGCCGAAAATCAACGTTGCTTTCTCTCTTCCGGAAACGGAGATGAAAGAGACCGTCATAACCTACTGGCACGATGGCAAATCCAAGCTGGAAAAGAAAATCTCTCCAAAGATTACGGAAGCGCTGATTTCCGAAGGTGTAAGGACAGGAGAGCTTTTGACCGTCCGGGTCTGGGGCACGGACATAAACGGGAAACAGCGATCCGGTGTCATAGGCCAGATTACGCCCGGACATGACGACATCGCCCCGGGGGCCCCGACATCGTTGACGGCAACAGGATGGTTTGGCGAAATCGTGCTGGATTGGGTGAATCCGGAGACGAACGAGGATGGCACACCCTGTACGGATCTCGCCTATATCGAGGTTTGGGAATCCTCCGAGGACGATCGGGAAACCGCCGTGCTCGTGGGAAAGGTCAACGGCACTCATTTCCAACGGTACCTAGGGAGCTTTGCAGGGCGTTATTACTGGGTTCGCGCGGTGGACACCTCCGGTAATGTGTCTCAGTGGAATGCCGAAGCCGGGGTTTATGGATACTCCGAACAGGCCACGCATGAAGATTTCATCAACGCTCTCCTTGAGCAGAACCCGCTTATCCAAGAGTTGTACGACCATCTCGGGGAAGAAGTTGACGGTGTTTCGGAAGAGCGAATAAAGGACATTCTCGGTGGGCTTGACCAGTTTTACCTTCTGATGTTCCAACAGCGACAAGCGGAGCGAGAAGCAGAAGCGCTAATTGAAGAGGCTCTTGGCAATTATCAGGACATGAAATATGGCATTGCCATAGTCGCCGAGGAAAAAACACTTCGGGAAACTGCGGAGGAGGCGCTTGCACAGTCCATAGAGACCGTGGCGGCCATGCTGGGAGATCCGAACAACCCGGGAGCCGATACGGTATGGGCTGGGATCTACAGCGAGCGTACGGCTAGAGTAACGGCTGATGAGGCCATAGCCCAGCAAATCACGGACGTTTCCGCAGGCATCGGAGATCCGTTGAATCCGGAGGACGGCACGGTATATGCCGCAATCCGGAAAGAGGCTCAGGCTCGTGCGACCGGTGACGAGTCGAGCGCAACGGAAATCGAGACATTGTACTCTCAGCTTGGGACAACGAACGCCGCCATACAGCAAGAGTCCATTACCAGAGCCTCACAAGACAGCTCTCTTGCCTCGCAAATTAACACAGTACAGGGGCAGGTTGGAGATAATCGGACTGTAATACAGCAACAGGCGACGGTGATTAACGGCATCCAGGGCGAATGGACCGTAAAAATCGACTATAACGGGGCTGTTTCCGGGATCGGGCTTATCAACGGGCCGACGGGGAGTGCGTTTATAGTAAGAAGTGATTCCTTCTGGGTTGGCAAACCCGGAACGAGCATTAAGGAATCGCCCTTTGTCATCGGCACGGTGGACGGTATCACCAAGGTTTCCATGAGCAATGCATTTATTCAAGATGCGGCGATAGTTGCAGCAAAGATTAAAGACTTGACCATAGGGCGGATCAAAATGATTTCTGGCGCTCCTGCCGGGCTGAGTGCTGGGGACAGCACGTTTAGCTCAACCAGATATGACGTTGCCGCCGGGTATCAAGCGCTCATGGTCCCCGGGACGCGAGTATATACAACGCATTACGAGCGTGGGCACGCTCGCACAATCATTATCGGCTCTGTTAAGGCCGCCCCGTGGGAATCTGAGTACAAAATCTATCTGTATCGCAACGGAAGCAATATCCAGTATATGGGCGAGGGCGGAGGCGGTAGCTATACCCCCGCCATTACAACCGTTGTGCACTATGTGGATGACGGCGCGAGTAACGGGACAAACTACTACGAGTTGAGGCTGGTGCAAGAATACGGTCCCGCCACCTATATCTACGAGCGCGGGCTAACGGCAATCACAATTTATCGATAGGAGGGGCAGGGCATGTTTTTTTTACGCGCCGACGAAAAAGGCAAAATATGCGGGTGGCGTACCATCTGCGACGAGGAACACCTAGCTCTCTATCGAGATGTTGAGGGGGAGCGGCTTATCTCTGCCGAAAAGGAGTACCCCGCAGAAACGCATTACATTACCGAATCCGACGAAATACGCGAACGCCCCCGAATGGCCTTGACGGTCTCGGGGGTTTTTATTTCTGGAATCCCAGCACCTTGCACATGCAGAATAAACGGCTTCCCCTACGAAATCGAGGACGCGGAGATCGAATTCGAAACGCCTGTAGCGGGAACCTACAAATTGGAATTCGAAAAATGGCCCTATCGAACGGAGGTGGTCACAATTGAAATTACGCCACGTACCGACTGACGAGGAGATACGGGAGCGGCGAAAAACGGCATACCTCGCCGCATGGCCCATAGAAAAACAGATGGAAGCCCACAGCGAACATGCTCAGGGGCGACCGGAAAAACTGAAACAGATGACGGCAGATTTCGCAAGGATTCGCGCGGATCTGCCGTTTTCTTATGGAGGTGAATAAATGCCCGCTTATGACGCGAGTTGGTACGTTGACGGCTCAGTAACGGTGACGAACGGATCAGATGTGGTCATTGGCTCCGGAACTCTCTGGGAAACCCAGGTGCGTGCCGGGGATATGTTCGCCCTGCTTTCTGACGGGGCCGCATCAGATTTTTATGAAATTTTGGCGGTGACGGATAACACCCATTTGCAGCTCCGGCACACATGGCCGGGCACGACCACAGCAGATGCGGACTATGCGGTAGTGCGGAACTTCACGGGCAAGTGGAGCATCACGGCACAGGTGGCCTCTTCTCTGGCGGCGCATATCCGAGAGTTCAAGCTGACGCTCCAAAACAACCTCAAGGGAGATAAGGGCGACACGGGAGACGACGGCAACACCGTTCTTTCCGGCTCCGGAGATCCCACGGTTGGACAGGGCGTAGATGACGATTGGTATTTCAATTACACGTCCAACGACTTCTTTCGAAAAGAGGGTGGGGCGTGGGTGCTCCGAACGAATCTTCAGGGGCCGCAAGGGGACGCAGGGATTGACGGCAACCGCTGGTATCTGGCGGCGACAGACCCAGGAAGTAGCACCGGAAACCCCGGAGACTACGCGCTGAACACCACGAGCGGAGACGTGTTTTCTCGTGCCGCTGGCGGATGGAGCGCGGTGGGAAACCTGAAAGGGCCGACCGGGGCGGTTGGCCCGCAGGGGCCACAAGGGGCGACGGGCGCGACGGGCGCGACGGGGGAAGCCGGGGCAAAATGGCATTCTGTTACGGGGACTCCTTCGTCTGCGTTGGGAGTCAATAATGATTTCGCCCTTGATACGTCAACGGGGAATTATTATAAAAAAGAATCTGGATCGTGGGTACTCAAAGGAAACATTAAGGGCCCCAAGGGCGATCAGGGGAACCCCGGCGAATATGGGGTCAATTGGATAGGAGTATGGGCCAGCGGCGTCGATTATGTTACCAGGGATGGCGTATACCACAATGGATCGTCCTATGTGGCAAAACAAGATAATACAGGCCAAACGCCCCACGACCCGGCAACAGGAGGAAATGATTACTGGCAAGTAGTGGCGCGGGCTGGGCTCGACGGCGAAGGCTCTGGAGACATGACTAAAGCGGACTACGATTCCAACGCTGACGGGAAAGTCAACGCAGCGGATAGCGCGGACACCGCCACCTACGCTACCACAGCCGGACGCGCCACGGATGCGGACAGCGCAGATTCCGTCCTCTGGTCTGCCATCGATGGCATCCCCGACACTTTTTCGCCCTCAGCTCACGCCCTATCCGCCCACGAGTCGTCCACCCTCGCCGAACTCAACGCCAAGATTAGCGACGCGGATCTCGCGTCCACCGCAACGGCAACCACTAGCGCCAACGGTCTCATGAGCGCGGCGGACAAAACTAAGCTGGACGGGCTAGGCTCAAGCTCCGTCACTCAATCTGATGTTATCGCGCTGGTTTTGGCGCTGGGATAGGAGGTACAAATAAATGTCCTTTGGATCTGTACAACGAAAAGTCTACATGGAACCTATAGCGGTAACCGGAGAAGATGTAGGAACGGGCGATGCAGCGGAAACGACGTTTAGCCTGGATTACACCACCGTGCGAGAGGGAACCTTGACCGTGTACCTGGATGGCTCCGAAACGTCAGCATACACTCCGAACCTGACAACCGGTGAAATCGAATTTACCGCTGCCCCGGGGCTCGACGTAGCGATTACGGCTGACTATATTTCCGGGTATGAGTCGTTGGCGCTGGAAGCCACGGGGGAAACGGTGGTGATTGGATTCGTTGTGAGCAACGCAACGGAAGACGACGGCGAAGTGACAGTTACGCTGGGAGACTACACCTCCGTGCTCCCCGTTCCGGCAGGTGCAGGCATAGAGCCGTTGCCCGGGAAAACCGTGCTCGAAAACGGCGATGAGCTACACGTTACGGCCTCCGACGACGATTTGCTGACCATGGAGTTGTCGTACATGGAGGTGTCATAATGAGCGCTGGGGTCTGGACGCTACGGGACATTTACCGCGACGTTGACGGCATTCGTACCGGGAATGCGCCGCGAATCGGGAGCTACGAGCCCCCCTGGATAATGGGGGTCTCCTCCGAAGGCGGCTGGCATCGCATCGACAAAAACGGTGCCACGATTACCGTCTCCGGTTCCATAAATACGACCACGGGCACGCACTCGTTCTTTGACGACAAGCCTATTTACAGCGACATGGTGTCCGCTTCCATGAACTCTCTCCGGGAGGGGCAATCCATGGTGAAAATCCCGAAGTTTTGGTACAAGCGGATAGGCTCGGGGCAGGATGGTGATCCGTACAAGCTTTGGGTTGCAAATAAGGCGGCCGAAGGCTTTGCTCCCCATCCCGCTTTCGCTTTGGCAGACCACTTCTACGTGGGGGCATACACCTGTGGCGGCGCAAATTATGATTCCATTGCGGGGCTGTCGCCAAAAGTCAGCATCAACTTTACAACGGCACAATCCGCAATCCCGAGCAACCACGGCACCGGGTGGCGCATGTGGGACATTTATCAGCTGTCGGCTATCCAGATGTTGTTTTTGGTCGAGTTTGGATCTCCGGACGCACAAACACTCATTGGCTCGGGGCACTCTTCAGGCTCATCTGCCGTGGCGAATGGCGCCAGCAACGCCGTGTACAGGGGCATCCATGAGCTTTGGGCCAACGTGTGGCAGATGGTGGACGGCTATAAAGGGGTATCCGGGGTCGCAAACATTTGGGCTCTTGATGGGAGCGACGATTGGGTGCCTACGGGGTATTCCCCGGCGAGTGGGTCCGCTACCGCAATAACCTCGGTAGCTACAAACAACGGAGAGGGCTACGACTTGCGTGCTGTCAATGTTTACGGGCCTACTGGCGCCACAGCGTTCAGCGATCATTACTGGGGCGTCGATTCCGCTTTCGTGCCCTATCACGGCGGCAACTGGGTCAACGGCCCGGGTTGTGGCATGTTTGCGCTGAACTTGTACAACGACGCCGCGCACCCGAACACGGGTATTGGTGTCCGCCTGGCAAAGGTTGGTGGTTAACTGTGATCTGCGGACTGCGTTCTGTTTGCCGGGCGGTAGCCCGGCGTCGGGATGGCTACCATAAGGCGCCTTGTCCTAAAGAGACCGGGAGGTTAAGTTAATGCAAAGATACGCTCGAATAGACGGCGACAAGATAATTTTGCTGCCATCGCCGCCGAAGCATGCGGGGCGCATGACGGCAAGTGGATTGCAGCGCATGGGAGTATACGCCTATGCGGACGATCCGCCGGAGTACGATCCGGTTACTCAGCTGAGGATTGGGCCGGTGATGGCCTTCGACGGGGACGCGGTTACGGCGACGTATCAGGTCGTGAGCAAGAGTGAGGAGGAAATGGGAGTGGTGCTGGCCGAGGCTAAGGCCGCTAAACTCGCCGAAATTGCCTCTGCCCGCTACACCGCTGAGACTAGCGGTGTCACCATTAATGGCGCAACCATCGCCACGGACCGCACGAGCCAAGCCATGATTACCGGTGCGGCACTTAAGGCCACGCAGGACGAAACTTATGCGTGTCAATGGAAGACGGCCTCCGGTTTTGTCAGCCTCGCCGCAGCGCAAATTATCGCCGTAGCGGATGCTGTGCGGGATCACGTGCAGGGGTGCTTTGACCAGGAAGCCACCCTAGCCGCACAGGTGGAGGCGGCACAGACAATTGATGATTTGGAGGGGATCTTATGGACAACTGGCGAGCCTACCTAACCTGGCTCCTGCCCCACACCTGGGCGCATGAGGGTTCACACTGGCTAGCCCTCTATTTCCTGACGGGACATAAGCTTACATTCCGGCCGCAGGGCTACCGCTGGATTTGGGAGTTCCCGGAGGATGTTTCGCTCACGCATCGCAGACTTGTTAACTACGCAGGATTTGCCGGGGAGTTCCTTTTCTCCGGCATTTTCTTTGCTTTTTCGTGGCTCTGGGGGCTGGCGTATCTCCTCGGAGCTTGCCTCCATTTTTTCGCCTATCCGCATTATGCGGGAGGATGCAGTGATTTCCGTGAATAGGGAGGTGCTTGTATGACGGAGCAAGCCTCCTTGGAAAAGATGCGTCAGGACATATCGGAGATCCGGGGTACCCTTGCCGTTGTCGCCGCCAATCAGGAGCGCATGGCGGACATGATGGAGCGACTTATCCGGCAAGAGGAGCGGATTGCTCGAATTGAGAGGGACGTGGAGCCCCTGCCCGGCAAAATACAGGAGATCGAAAAACGTTGTGTGGAGCGGGCGTATGTCCCAAAGAAACTTTCTTCCCTGGAAAAACAGCTCCATGAAAACGACCAGGCAACCACGCGAGCAAGCATGGTTACCCGGATAATCGAAAAGGGCACATACGCCATTTTTGGCGGGCTGGCGGCTGTAATTATGGGAAAGCTGTTCGGGAGGTGATACCATGCGCGAAAACTTTGACGATGCTTTGCAGATAACTTTCGGCTTCGAGGGCGGATGGTCCGATAACCCCAATGACCCCGGTGGTGAGACGAACTACGGAATAACCGCGAGTACCTTCGAGGCCGCTAAAAAAGCAGGACTGGTAAGGGCTGAATCCGTAGCAGACATTACTAAAGCCGACGCGGAATCAATCTACCGGGCCTGGTATTGGGATCGATGCCGATGCGATGATTTGCCGGATGGCGTGGATGCCCTAGTATTCGACTGCGCTGTAAATTGTGGCGTAGGAACTTCAGGAAAGTGCTTGCAAAAAGCCGTTAATCGCTACGCCAAAACTCCGGTGCATACGGACGGGGCGATCGGGCCTCTCACGATTAAGGCCGTGAAAGAGGTTGCCAAGTCCAGCCAGACCGCCCTCCTCGAAAGCCTCCTCTTGGAGCGAGTGAGCCATTATTGGAAGATCACCGACAGCAACTCCAAGCTCCGGGGATTTTTGCGCGGCTGGCTCCGGCGCACTCTGGATCTGAGGATGTGATTAAGCCATGCTGAAACAGTGGTTTGACGAAAATGTGACCATGGCTGACATTATCCTCCTGTCCATCGTGTTTCTCGGAGTAATCGCTCTCGTGGTGGGGGCTAAGGAGGTTGTGACCGCCGCCATGGGGAGCGCAAGCACGTATCTGGTGAAAGACAAGTCGCGCCGAACGAAACAGCTCGAACAAGAGATAAAGGAAGAGAGGGTGGCACATGAGGTGGAAATTGAGGCTGCTATTAGCGGCGCTCGCGTTGACGATAGCGTTACTTATGTCAATCAGTTGCTCGACCGCCTCCGTAACGGCGAGCGGCGATATGGTGGTGATGCCTAAAGCGGATCTTGACGAGCTGGCGTTGCACATCGAGCGGCTGACGGTAGAGCGGGATATGTTGAGAGCGGTGCTTGAGGCTGAGAGGGGGCGGCAGGACGAATACGCCTCCCAGGTGAAAATGCTCCAGGAGTCTTTCGACCTTGAGCGAATCGCCCTTAAAAACTCCGCAGATTCCCAGCGCCGGCAAAAAATCCTCTGGGGCGTGCTTGGTTTGGGGCTGGGGGCGGCGTTTGCAAATTAGGGCTTCGATAGCTCAACGGAGCGGGGCGCAGTTTAGGGGCCGTAGAGTGTTTGCTTGTCTTTTGGGGCAGAATTGAATACGGGGCACGTGAGAGGCCATTGCGGGGAAATCGCTCTTTTTTGGGTGGTTTCCCCCGTTTTTGCTTGACAAATAGTGTCGTTTGCGCTACTATATACGTAGAGACAGGGCAATGCAAACCAAGGAGGCGAATAAGATGACAGAAGGGAAAGGCAAGGCACAAAAAATAATAGAGCGGTTCGAGCTTCGGCTCGGAGAGCGGGATGGAAAGAAAGGGTTCGTCCCTGGGAAAAAGGTTTCCAAGGAGGACGTTACGGAAATCATGAGCGTGAAGGCTGAAATCCTTGAGATTCTAGAGGAGAAGCGCCGTAAAGTTGAGGAGCGGAAAGAGTTGCAGCTTCAGGAAGAAATTACGGAATATCTGAAAACCGCAAAGAACCTTGCACGGAGACTGGTGGCGGATACGGGAGACGGACTTGATGCGACGTATTACATCTGCTCCATGGAAGAGGTCGACGGGAAATGCTTCGCTCCGAATGCAGGAGGGGGAAGGATCTACAAACGAATCAGCCTTTCCGGGAAAACGAAGACCATCGAAGAGATTATAAAAGGCCCCTCTGCTTCTTACGGGTGGGACGCCATGGCCTGGGAGATCACCGACGAGCAAGAGGTCAAGCTAGTACAGGAAAGCGAAAATCTAGCCAAAGAATTGGAAGAAGCCAGGGCCGAGAGAGAGCGTAAAAAGGAGGCGAAAGAGGCAGAGATTTTCGAGAAAATGCACGGACATCTGAAAGGCATGTCTCTCGAAGAAATCCGCCGGAAAGAACGGGAATGGGACAACCTCCACAATGAAGGTGGAGAAGGATACAATCCTTATAGGATTTAACAAGAAGGGGAGGCTAAAAAATGAGATGGGAGCTAGATTTCGAAACGGTGGGAGAGTTCAAGGAAGCTTTTCGTAGCGGAAAAATAAAGACCGAAGACCTTGGAAGGATTAAGGGGCATTGCCTTACAAGAAAGGATCATCCGAACGTGATAGCGGACTGTAGGGGGATACTTAAAGAAATTAACCGAATCGAAAATGCTATTGAATTGCATGAAGAATGTCGGGAGGACACGCGGCGGACGATAGAAAGATTAAGGCAACAGAGAGGAATGAAAGGATGATAAAAATGACACGAGAAAGAATCACTGCGGCGCGAGCGAAGGAACTTCTGGGGAAAGAGAGTTTTGACTCTCTCGATGGGCTGGCCCCGGAATACTACTCCGAAAACGAATGGGAAACCACGGCAGACGGCAAGGTCTACCGGAGGGAAAAAGTAACTCGAATCGTGACGGAAAGGGAGATAGAGACGGAAGTCTGGTACGAAGTGGAGGTGTAGCAATGGCTTGGTACTATGTAAAATGTGACACATGCGGGAAAGAATTCCGGGTGCAACTCCTGGGGAAAGTTAAAGATCGGGAGTGGAAAGTGGAGCACTGCACCTGGACCTGCGAGGAATGCAGGGATAAGGAGCAAAAAGAAAAAGCCCAAGCGGCGGCTACAGCGAACGCAGAGGCGGGGCTTCCTCCGTTGAAGGGGACGGAAAAGCAGATAGCCTGGGCGGAGCAGATACGAGCGGAAGTACAGCCCGTCATAGACGGAATCAAGGAAAAAGTTCAGAATGTTATTCTGAAATTTCGGGAGGATGGCAACGAAGAAGAGGTCAAGAAATACGAAGAGGCTCTGGTGGCGGCGGAATATATTGCAGAGCATTCCTGGGCCAGCTACTGGATCGAAAACCGGGATCGTTTCGGAGAACGGTTTATCATGCAGGAAATGGAAAGAGTTCTTCCGGGAATCCGGAAAAAAGAGGCGCGGAACGAGCGGGAAAATACGCAGGTAGCCATTGACGTGAAAGCGGAAGCTACGGTCCGTCCCGAGGAGCCGATCACGGAAACGGTGGCGGAAATCGAAAATCACGAGAACCTCGTGTCTGTCTTCCTTCCCGAGAAGCGGGACGACTTCCGGGCGGCCATGAGGAAATACGGATACCGCTGGAGCGGCCGCCGATGGGAAAAGGATATCAACTCCAGAACCGGTACGGCGGGAGAGCGCATGGCGGAAATCGGGAATCAGCTTCTCCTGAGAGGATTCATTATCCGGATCTACGATTCAGAAATTCGGGAAAATGCCATAAACGGCATATACCCGGAAGAACAAAAGCGGTGGGTGATGGCTCGGGGAAATTCTTTCCTCCTCTCCTGGCCTCTCCACGAACAGAACATATATGCCAAAGCAAAAAAATATATCCGGAGAAGTACGTGGGACAGAGAGGGAAAGGTCCTCAAAGTTCCTTCCGAGCTCTTCGAGGATGTCCTTGACTTCGCAAAGGTATATAAATTCAGCCTCTCCGAGAAGGCGGAGGCTCTTGCGAAGGAGGCGGAAGAGGTAAAAGGGAAGGCCCTCGTCTGTACCCCTGTAGAAAAGGAACCTGAGCCTGAGCCGGAAAAGATCCCCGAACCGGAGGAGTATGATATCGATGAGAGCTTACGAGACGACAACTGATCTGCTCCCCCACCAGGTGGAAGCCGTTTCCAAGATGCTCCCAAGCAGGGTAGGAGCCCTGTTCATGGAGATGGGAACGGGCAAGAGCAGATCCGTCATCGAGCTTGGGAAACTTCGGGCGGAAAAAATAGACAGGGCAGTCTGGTTCTGCCCGGTTTCCCTCAAGGAGACGGTCAAACACGAAATTTTGAAGCACACGAACCTTGAAAAAGGAGACGTATACATCTTTAACGATAAGACCGACAGCAAGAGTGTACCACATGATAAGGCGTGGTACATAGTCGGGATTGAGAGCATGAGCGCAAGTAATAGAGTAGTGTTTGCGGTGCACAAGCTGGTGACGGAGCACACCTTCTGTATTTTGGACGAATCGAGCTACATCAAAAATCATAGGGCTCTTCGGACGGAACGGATCACGTATATCTGTCAGAGAGCGAAATACAGAATGATCCTCACGGGCACGCCTCTTTCCCAGGGTGTGGTGGATCTCTTTTCTCAGATGAAATTCCTTTCTCCAAAAATACTCGGATACACCCGCTTCGGATCGTTCGAAGCGAACCACCTGGAATACTCGGAGCGATTTCCTGGGATGATCGTCAGGGCACACAACACGGAACTCCTGGCGAAAAAAATGAAGCCCTACGTATACCAGGTGACAAAAGAAGAATGTCTGGAACTTCCCGGGAAAGGATATTCCGTCAAATACGTCTCCATGACTCCGGAACAGCGATATATGTACGAATCCGCGAAAATGGAAATCCTCGAAGAGCTCGATGTATGCGGGGACGAATGGTTGAATTCCATTGTTATCTTCCGGCTTTTTTCGGTGTTGCAATCCATTGTCTGCGGGCAATGGAACCGAACTATCAACTGGAAGGAGTACATTGAAGGACGCGGGAAAAAGGAAAGGAAAACGGAGAAAATCAACCTTCCGCACCAACGCCTGGAAATGCTTGGAAATATCCTTGCGGAGGTCCCGGAAAAAGAGCAGGTGCTCATCTGGGCGAAATATCGCTTTTCCATTCTGGAAATCGCGGAATTCCTTGAAGAGTCCTATGGCAAAAACTCTTATGCCCTCTACTACGGAGATCTAAGCGAAAAAAACAGGGAGAAAGAACTTGTCAAGTTCCGAGAAGAATCCCGATTCCTGGTGGCCACGCAAAGCTGCGGAGGCCACGGATTGAACTTGACAGAAGCGAGCACCGCCGTATTCTATTCCGACACGTTCAGTCTCGCTCAACGACTGCAAGCGGAGGATAGGATACACCGGATAGGACAGACGAGGCCGGTGCGGTACATCGGTATCTATTGCGTGGATAGTATCGACGAAAGAATACAGAAATCACTGGAAGGGAAGAAAAGCGTATTGCAATCCTTCCGGGAAGAAGTGGAGAGGGCGAGGGAAAGCGGAAAGGAGAGCTTGAAAAGGCTGGTGATGCGACTATGAGCAAAAAATATCTTAAAAAGAACGTGCTTGAAGCGGCAACCGAGCGGATTGATTGGGCGTTGACGGAGTTCCCGGCGTTTTACGTTTCCTTTTCAGGAGGGAAGGATTCTGGAGTTCTTTTGAATCTGGTGATTGAGAGAGCTTCGAAGCTTGGGAAGCTGCCAGTCCCTACTATGTTTTTCGATTGGGAGACCTGCTACAAGGGAACGGTGGATTTCGTGAGGCGCATGATGGAACGCCCCGAGGTGGAACCTTATTGGCTTTGCATCCCTGAGTGCGAGGATAACGGCTCCTCAATTTTTGAAAGGTTCTGGAAGCCCTGGGATAGGAGCAAAAAGGATCTGTGGGTACGGCCCATGCCGGACATGCCCTACGTGATCAACGAGGACAACCTCCCGGAGGAGTGGCGCTCCTGGTACAACCCAAACGATTACAGCATGTGGGTTGTGAAGCACTTCGGGGACTGGCTTGCAGAGAAAAAGGGGGCCGACTCTCTGGTGAATTTTATTGGGATGCGGACTTTGGAGAGCTACGGGCGGCACATGCTGATAGCCGCCGGGAAGAACCGTGTGAAGAAGAACCACTATACGTACCAGACCAAGGACAACGGAGCAAGAACGTGGATCTCACTTCCAATTTACGACTGGGCCGTAGAGGATGTCTGGGCTGCAAATGGAAAGTTCGAGTGGGACTATAACAGAACCTATGACCGGTTCTATTATGCGGGCTCCACCTTGCAGGAGATGAGAATTTGCAACGCCTTGGGGGAGTCTCAAAAGCAAGATCTGGATATGTGGCAAGTCGTTGAACCGGAAACGTGGGATAGGCTTGTACAGCGTGTGCAGGGGGCAAATTTCGGGGCCATGTACAACAAAACGAATCTGAACCGCCTCCGAACGCTCAAGCCGGAAAACTCGACATGGGAAGAGTACACGCACCTGCTCCTTGAAAGTTTGCCTCCTGATGCGAAGGCGAACTTTGAGGATAAGTTCCGAATCATTTTCAACTGGTTTGAAAACTATTCCAGGAAAAAACAGGGCCTTGAGAAATATATGTTCGATACCCGGAAAGAGGCTAAAGAGTTTGCCAAAGAGCACGGTTTGAGTATCTGCTACGTGGGGAGCTGGGAGACGTTGGCAAACTTCATAATCAAGAGAGACTGGGTTTGCAAGAAGTACGGCTTTGCAATCTCGGAGAAGACGACCAAGCACATCGAGGAGCTGATGAAAAAATATGAAGATCTGTGAGGTGATCAAGGTGGATGTGGAGATTTTCCCGGAAGAAAAACAGGACGATCGGTTTTATTCGCTCATGGGGCCGCTGTTTGCGAACAGGGGCATTGCCGAGGAAATGGACGGGCAACTCTACAACAAACCTGGCAGTGTGTGGTTTGTGGCGCATGAGGACGGAGTAGCCTTCGGGTGCTGCTGTTTTTTCAAGGAGGAGAAGAGATTATTCTTTGAAAATTTCTGGGTGGCTCCTCACCTTCGGAAGAATGGCATAGGGAAAAAGCTCTTCTCTATCCGCATGGGTGAGGCCGAAAAACTGAACCTCCCCATCAGGGGGATTACCAGACACCAGGACTCTTTGAAGAAGTACCTTGACCAAGGGTTTGTAGTCACAAGCAAAAGGGGGCGTTTCTATTGGCTAGAAAAGAAACCAGAAACACGATGACACTTTTTGGTGGATCTGCCAGTACAGAGATTTTGGAGCGGTTTCAAGAGGTTGTCGAGGGGCTTGAAGCTCTGGGGCATGAGGAAAAGATAGAGACAATCAACGAAATGAAAAAGATTCTGCACCAGCATAGCCCTTTCAAAGAGGAGCCGGTAGATTGCGTTCTGTGGGTGAAGTCCGGTACCGTGAACCCGAACGACTACAACCCTAACGCCGTAGCCCCTCCGGAGATGCGGTTGCTGGAACACTCAATTAAGATGGACGGGTACACACAGCCGGTGGTGACGCACCGGGAAGGAGATTCCTACGTTGTCGTAGATGGAGCCCACCGTACGAAGGTTGGGAAGGAATCGCCCATCGTCGCAAAGAGAACCGGAGGATACATTCCCATTACCGAGATTAAGGAAAACCGAGGCGATGCGAACAACAGAATGGCCGCCACCATCAGGCATAACAGGGCACGTGGCAGACATGGGGTAAAGCCGATGGTAGACATCGTGGCTGACATGATCCTTAACGGGTGGGACGATACGTGCGTGGCGCAGGAGCTGGGGATGGATGCCGACGAGATTTTGAGGCTAAAGCAGACTTCCGGACTCCCGGATCTCTTTAAGAGTCATCAATTCTCGAAATCCTGGGAGGCATTGTCGTGACAGTATACGAGGATTTTGTCACAATCCAGGAGGCTTTCGAAATCCTAAAAACAAGGGAAGAACCAGTGTATGTCACGTACATACGCAGGCTTGCCCAAAATGGAGAGATTCCCGGAGCGGAAAAACGCGGCGGTGTGTGGTGGATTCCAAAAGAATGGGCGAAAACATTCAAGAGAGAAAGAAAGGTGTGGAAGAAAAAATGATGGCACGGTTTGAAGTGGGGCATGTTGCCCCGGCGCCATTTTGGCCGACGAGCGTGCAGGGAGACACGGCCATTTTGGAGCAAGCCAAGGACGGATCTTTTTACGTTGCGTACTACTGGACAAACCCTGGTAAAGACGCGGAAATTTTTCGAAAAAATCGTATCGAGGCAAGGGCATACTGCTCCGGGAATCATGTTCTCCCCATGTTTTGCCACCGAGGAACAAGCTACTATGCGGAGATGGTTTTTGACCCGACACTTTACCGGAACCACCTGGAGGAGAGGCAAGAAGCGTATAGAACGCTTGAAAAGCAACTCTTTCAGTTCCTTCTCATCGACCGGGGTAGCGGTATTCTGCACGGGCTCCGAGTAGCCACGCCGCCCCCGCAATTTGCGGAGATTTGCGGGGAGGCTTGGATAGAAGGTGCTCCGGGGTTCTCTGCTTTTTACGATCGGTGCTGCGCGGTTCCCCAGAAAGAACTTTGGGCGAGGGCTGACAAGTTGGGCTTTTTCGGAGATGCGGAATAGAGGGGCCCCGCGCCCCTCTCTTTTTTTGCCCTCACATTGTGAACGTGTGCACTTTTATTGCGAAAATTCTTAGTGGCACCTACTTGAAGTTGCACGTTTTCCGCAAGCCATCACCGGGCCAGTTATTGCAGTGTATCGCAAATCTACTTGGAAACGGCCCCTCTTTTTTGGCGGCATCCTCTCAGCAATCCTTCCGCATGTTTGACTGCCCTATCAGTACAAACACAGTAATTGCAAGCCTCGAAGGGAAAGGGCTCTTCCAGGAGCGCATCTTTTTCGAGGGCATAAAATCCACTTGCGACAAGTTGAAGTTGACCTTTTGCCGCAACCCATCATAAGGCCAGCAATCGCAAGGGCTCCCGAGGCAAGTTGAAAAATGGCGTTTTCAAGTAGCCGCATCTGAAAGTTGGATGTTCTTTTTTTGCGTGGTTTTGCCGTCTAACTTTTGACGAACCCTTGCAATTACTACGTTCTCAAAATTCCCCGGAACTGGTACGTTCGAACTTGAAGCCAAATAAAAAGAAGGCCTGGGGAAGATGGGCCCCCAGGCCAGTTATTGCAAGGGGTGGTGAGGCTAGCTGTTTTTGATGCGTCGCTTCTTCTCGTGGTGGTCTACCCCAACAGTTCCACAGCCCGACTCTTCGCCTCCGGAGCCAGGTGCGCATACCTCAATGTCATCTTCAAATCGCTATGCCCCATCAGCTCACGCACCACGTTCAGATCCACACCGGCCATGACCAGCCGGGAGGCGAAGGTGTGGCGCAGATCATGCCACTTACGCCGTTCTCTCTCTTCTTTGATTCTCGCTCCAATGCCACTTGCCATGAAAAACGCCCTCCCTTTGTACGTTCTGTAATGAATCCTCCTTCCTTATTATGCACCTTTTTGCGCATGCACACCAGGAAAGTTTTTGCACATTTACGCAAGAATCTGCGCTTTTGTCCTTGACAATACGCAAAAACTTGCGTATGATATGCACATACCAACGAAAGGAGGGGCGGGAAATGAAGCTAAAGGCGTTCCGGGAAAGAGCCGGCAAAACGCAACGGGAGCTAGCAGCCGTAACGGGTTTGTCCCTCCGAGGGTATCAATATTTGGAAGAGCGAGACAGCCCGAAGTTAACGGCTAACCAGATACAGCGGCTAAGCAGGTTTTTGCACATCAACGTTTCCGAGTTGATCGAGTAGCACTAAGAACCGCAACTTGAAAATTTAACGAGCACCGGGGCCTAGAGGGATCGCGGCTAGGGGCACGCACCAAGCGAGGTGTGGGCTAGAGCGGATTAGCAACCCGCCAAACCAAAGCGGAGTACAAACGCCCGGAAAGCTTGGCAGCAAGAAACAAAAGAAGTTCGAGGAACAAGGCACGGCCAGGCAAGGCATGGCCAGGCATGGCATGGCAAGGCAAGGCGAGGTTCGAGGACTGGCTAGGCACGGCGAGGCCAGGCGAGGCATGGCTCGGCCGGGCATGGCGAGGCAAGGCAAGGCGAGGTTCATGGGGGCGTATGCCCAAAAAATCAAAAGGGAGGAACTTGTTATGCAGACGTACAAAATCACACTCACGGGGGAAACACCGCTTCTCATGCACAAGGACAACATCACTTGGGGGGAGCGGGTGCAGGCGTGGACGAAAGACCCAATGCACAAAAAGCAGAGCGTAGCAGGGG